ATAGGTGTTGTATTTACAGTTGGGCTTGGAATGCTTGATCCAAGTACGCCTGAGATACTGCTAAATGATCCGCCCGATTTTGCGCTCCCAGCTGAGACAGGTTTCAGATCAGGCAAGCCAATGTTGACTGCGTTATAAGCTTTTATCAAAAAGTTAATTCCGTCGATCGTTCCTTGGATTAAAGTATTTATAACCTTGATTACTGACCCAATAACGCCCACTACGGCACCGGCAATCTTGCCTACCGTCTGCAAAGCCCCACCTAATACGGTGACAAGGACTGGCACTACATAAGTTTGAATAAACTCAATAAATAAAATAAATGACTCTTTGTTGTCGTTAATGGCTTTTGTAATTGGTTTAAAAAAGTCTGCAAATTTGCCCAATGCTGGCACTACTTTGTTGACAACAAATTCAACCAGCTGTTGGATAATTGGAAGCAATTGCGCTCCGACTGATTCTTTTGCTTCGTCAAATGTAACCTTAAGCCTTTGCATTCGGCCAGCAAATGTCTCTGAGTTAGCCGCAGCTGCACCACCAAATAAATCTGACAGTTTTGTCTGCACGTCCGTAAATGACATTGCCTTTAGCTCAGCGGCAGATAAGCCAATTCCTAATTTGCCAAGAGAGGCAGTGTTGCCGTCGTAAGCTTTGCCAAGCGCGTTCGCTACTGAGTCTAGACCTTTGCCCGTTGCCTGACTAATATCCAAAGCAAGGTTTAAAAGATCCTGAGCCTTTGTGACGTCATTTGTTGAAAGCGACAAACGCTGCAACGCTGGACGCAGCTGGTCGTCTGCGACGCCTGTTGCCAATGATGTTTTAAGAATCTGTTTTTCAACAGAAGCAATCATTTCATCTGTTGCGCCGGTAGCATTTTTTAAAGCTGTCGCAAGTCTTATCTGTGCAGCTTCGTCCTCGATCGCAGCTTTGACTCCGTCAACCGCAAGTTTTACGGCATAAGCGCCAGCGGCAGCTGCGGCAGCTGCAAAGGCAACGCCAGCCTTTTTGCTAAATTCGCCAAGCTTGCTGCTTGAATTTTCTACGTCAGAGTTTGCACTATTTAAGGATTTTTTAAGTTGGTCAACGTCAGCAAGTATCGAGAGCTTAAGCGTTCTACTTTGCGCAACCATTTAAAACTCCTTGAGAATCTTGTCAAAAGCATTTTCCCACTTAGCAATGATTTCGGGCTGAATGGCGCGCAATGTTGGATAAATAAACCAGCCATTTGATCCTCGACCTTTAGGGCCAAAACCTGACCAAATTGGAAATTGCTTATATTTATTTGATCCAAATTCGTTACCGCCCCAGAGCTGTTGAGTTGTGCCACCGCCAGAAAACTTTTGCCCGGCAAAGCCAAAAGACAGCTCACCGATCTTTGATGATTTAGACACCTTTGATCCGCGCGCTATCTTTTCAGCTGCTCGGCCTCGACCGGTAGCTGTGCCGATAATTTTGTCCTGAGCAAATTCTGCCAAAGCTCCAGAAGCCGCTTTTGCTTGGACTGTAGCCTCGGCGTCCATTGCTTTAAACGCACCTAAGACGCGACGCAGATCAGCCTTGTCATAGGCAATCTCAACGCTGTCGCTCATTTTGCTTCTCCAATATCTCAAGCGCTGTGTATATCTGCTCCGCCGTATGCCACTCGCTCATTGCTATACCAGTCGCCAGTGCCAGCTCGACCAGTATGCGATTTACGCTTCCGGCGGCGTAGCTTTTGGGAGAACCTCACCGACAGTCACGTCTGCAACAGTTTCACACCAAATGTCAAAGCCCTTGATTGGCTTGCCACCAGCTTCGCGCTTCATTGCATTCCACGCAAGAAATAGCAGATCGGCAATTCCAATCTTGTTTTGTGCTTGTGAAATGGTCAGACCTGTTTTGTTTTCCCACTTCGCCCACTCTGGCGGTTGTGCGGTATATGTACCGAACTCGCCTGATGTGTATTCGATTGTTATTGGCAGTTTCATTGTGTGCTCCCGTTTTTCTTTCGATTAGCTGATTGTTAGAACTGGCGTTGAGGCGCAAAGCATTGCCCAAGAGTCAGTTTGTGCGTCTGGTGCAGCGCCGCCAGCTGTAGGTGCTACTGGAAACACTGTACCGGCAAAGCTTGCACCTGTTGCAGTGACTAGCGTGAAGGCTAGGGCTGTGTTTGGCGCAGATGTGAAGGCTGTCCACATTGCTTCAAATAGTGATGAAGTTGCGCCCCAATCGGCAAGCAATTCCATGTTAAGAGTCCACTGATCGTCAATGTGCTTGTAAGCCTTGCCGTCAAGTGTTTGATAGGTAGTAATAACGGGCGCATTGACTAGCGTGACCGCTGTTGTTTGTGCGTCATAATTCACTGTTGCGAGCGTAAAGGTTATATCGCGACCAGTGACGATTGTTGTTGGCATTTGCTTGTCTCCTTAGATTGTTTGCTGTGTGTAGTAAGTGCTGACCGCAAGATCCGCCACTAGTAGGTTTGAAGCTCCTACAGATTGCACTGTCGGACGTTGTACGTCTCCGACTGTGTAGCCTGCAGGCATTGCGCCCATAATCGCAATAATGAGCTGCTCAAGGTTATCGAGCGCGCCAGCTGTGTTGTTGTAAGCAACAGCGGCAGTCACGACAAAGTTAATTTTGACTCTGACTTGGCTTTTGCCAATAGTCGTTGTTTCAAGATAAGGCGCGTCCGGGACAATCACGCAAGCTGGTGGAATGACGGCTTCTGGCGGTGATGAATAGACGGAAGCTGCTACGCCAGCCAAAGCTGTTGCAAGTGTGCCGCGGACGTTTGTGGCAATTGTTGTTGGCGTAGGCATTTACATGGCCATTGTTGAAACGTCGATGTAATTGCCTAGCAGGCCGATAACGCGATTTTGTAAGCTGCGACCCATGCGAAATGGGCTAGGCGTAAAGTCCACGCCCTCGATCTGACCGCCGGGCGCGACCACACTCTGGAATATCTCCACACTGACGATCGTGACCGCTTGTTCAACCGCGTCAGTGCTCGCATAAAGTGTGGCCGCGTTTGCCCCGGATAGGTAGGCCACGCCCGCAGGGATTACCGGGCGAAAAGTTATGTCTGCATTTGTAACCGCGCATGTAAAATAGAAATAAGGCGCTGGATAGGCAAAAGGCAAATAAGGAAATGGATCATAATAATTTGATGTGACTGTCTTTGTACCGTTAAAGGTTGACGGTACGCAGCCGCTAATTACGACACTTTGATCAGCCACAAATGAATTTGGCTTTTGTGTTATGTAATAGGCGACGTTATTTTGTAAATAAACAGCTGCAATGGCATTTTGATTTGCTGTAAGCAAAGGTAAAATAACTTGCTCAGCTGAGTCAATAATGCCGTCAAGATAAGCGTCAGAATATAAAGCGACAGAGACGCCTAACACTGTGCGCAGCTCTGAGGCTGTAATAATGCTAGGCATCTCTGTCCTTTCGTGTTCGACTGGCCTAGATACGGGAGCGCACCTAGGCCATGCTTATTTTTTAGGTTAGGTTAAAGCGACGTAGGCCACCGGCAAAGACGGCTTGAGCTGCAATGTAACCGTAGAGCATGATTTCAATTTCGCCTGTTGTTGGAACATTTGTAGCCAATTGAAGCGCAGGAGACTCAAAAATCTCAATTGAGCGAGGCTCGATGATGAATGCTGACTCGTCGATTGAAGTTGCAACCATGTTTGGATCTACATAGTAGTCAAGTCCAAGTACGTTTCCGCGAATGCTTGTTGGCATTGCAGATCCAGCGTTATTCATAGGATTTCCAGCGTTGTAGATTGGACGCCCGGTTGTATCTGTTGCACCAAGTAAAGTGCTCCAAATAGAAGTGCCTGAAACAAATGATTTTGCTGTGCGCTTTGTTGCTGTGTATGCAGCTGGCGCTTCTGTTGAAACAAATGAGATCAAGCCAGCTGAGTCTGCCGCTGTTGCTGTTGCCTGTGTGCCGCCAGCTGTAATTTGTGCAATTACATATTGGTCAGTTGCTTGAGCGTAGCCGTCGCGTAAATTCTGGAGCATGATTTCATAAAAGCTCGGATCTGATCGGTCGAGGAGCTCGACTGAATAGCGTTGGAAGCCGGCCTTTTTGATAACTGTCGCATTCACATAGCTAGAAGTGATCGCGGTTGTACCAGTTGGATCTCCGCCCTCTGCCACTGTTGCAGCTGTTGAGTTAGCAGTAATTTTTGGAATAGACACTGTCATTCCGTATGTGCTTAATGGACGTGTACCACCGCAAGCGTCAATTACTGGACGATCAGCGTTTGTGTTTTGTGCAACGTCGCGGACGTAAGATACCGGCGAAAACGCTGGATTTGTTGAAAATGAGTCATCTGCTGCCTTGATGTACTGGCGAGAGTCCTCATTGCCTAGTGTTGCCTTGATTGAATGCTCAAGGTATGAACCACCGCTAACGATTGGCGAGCGTGGTGATGAGAAGTAGAGCGGACGAGAAGCCTCGACCTTTTCGACTTTGGAAGCCTCAACCGTTTCGGCTGGGACTTCTGGAACGGCTGTAGGTGTTTCCACTTGCTTGTCTCCTTCGGTTGGTTGTTCATCTGCTTCCAATTCGGACTCAGAATTGTTGTTCTCACTAGCTGCAATTTCAACCTTCGCTGACGCAATGGCCGGATCTGTAACCAATGAAACTTCTTTGAGCGCACTTGCGCTGACTACTAAAACGCCGTCAACGTTTTTATATTTTTGTGCAATAACTCCAACGCTAAATCCGTCGCGTAATCCCGTAGAAGCTTCCACGAGAGCGTCAGAACCAGCGGTCGTATTTCCGATAGAAAACGTCGCATAAATTCCTTCGTCGTCCTCTTTGTAACTTTTAAGAAATCCAATTGGACTTTCGCGGCGGTGTTCAAGCAAAAGTTTTGTTGTTTCGCCCAAAGTTATTGAGCCTTTTTGAAACATGGTTGATCCAGAGCTAGTCACGCCTTCCTCATTCCAGGTGACAATGCGGCCAGACAATTCTCGCTTTGGAAAATCCGCAGCTTCGACTTTGATTGAGAAGTCGACCTTGATTGGTTTTTGTATGCTGTATGTCATCTGATCATTTCTTCCTCTAGTCGGATTTCATCTGAAGTTAAAGCGCCAATATCATAAAGAATTTTGTAAACGTCTGCGCGTTCTTTTGCAGATCCGCGCAAGTAATCGTCTAAATCAAATTTAACTTCTTGACTTGCTGGCACAAAGTCATTTGGCATGCCAGTCATTGACAATCGTTCCTCGATCGCCGTCATAATCGGACGCAGCGAGAAATCAAGCAAAGATTGACGCGCCAAAGTAGCGTTGCTGTAAGTCATGCTCGATCCTGACTCAGCGTCAACGTAATAAGCCGGAATGCCTGTGACCCTGGCTAATTCTGTCGAAACGTAGGAACGGGCTTGATTGAGTTGTAACTTTTCAGGATCAAAACCAAGTGTCTGCAATTCAACGTCAGCATTTAAAAACGCTGTTGAACGATTGCGACGAGCCTGACCCCAAGACTCAAGCAATTTAGCAATGCGATCAGCTGGAAGCGCTGTGCCGTTAGATTTTAAAACCATTGTTGGCACTGGCTCGCGCGCGTACATTGTCGCTGCGCGTTCCAATTCTGCACCAGCTTTAATTGTTCGCCCGGCACGATTTAAAATGCCTTCATCTACGCCGTAGAAAACTGCCAAACTTCCCGGACCTTCATAAGGTGCTGGGATTGAGTCAACGCAGTAATACTCAATTTCTGTGCCGTTAGCATTTGTTTTAATTGTTACGCGTGTTGGATCTATGCGTTCAGCACTGCGAATGCGATATGTGTCTGCATAAATTTCCAAAATGCGCATGTAGCCGTAGCCGTATAGCAATAAATCCTCTGCAAGCCATGCGTACGTTGCAAAGCCCGGCACACGTGGATCTGGTTGGTTAATACATTTTGGCGGTGTCTCAACGCGAGCACCGTCTTGCTTTGTGCGCACTTTAAGCGGAATGCTGGCCACACTTGATGAAATAATGTTGCGAGCGCGAGCGCACGTTGGCACTGACATAAATTCAACGCGTGAAGCTGTAATACCAGCAACGCCGTAGATATTGTAGAGCGAGCTTGTGACATTTACTGGAGCAAGTGAAGCCTCGATGTCAGAGGTTGCCGCTGGCGCTTGTGTTGTGACTGTGCGCGAAAATAGACCCATGTGGCAAAGTGTAAAGGTGGCGTATACACCTAGGCTGAGAAAATGTCGATCTCCATTTCAGGGCGTGTCGCAAAATGAACCGCCAGAGCTGAGGCAACAGCGGCGCAGACTGCAACGCTTGAGGCGCGCCGTCCGATAATCCAGCCACCATCGCCCATTGGTAATCTGACGGCCGATAGTATCTGCTTGGATAATTCTGCCTGTTTGCCATGCATAAGCCGCTTTGAGGTAATCGCTCCCAATAATTCGTCGCAGCTTTGCCCGTACAACGCCCCGTCAATGTCAATTACTGGAATGCCAGCTGGAGCTAATCGAGCAGCTACCGCAGAGCTTGTCCGCTTGCTAAAGGCCACGTATTCAACAGGATATTTGCGAGCATAAGGCGCAATGTCATTGGCAATAGCTTTATCATCTAGCGAAATCGGATTGTGCCAAGTGTGCAGCAATTTGATAATGAAAGTGTCGTCAGGATTTTTCTGAGCTGCAACCAAAGCGCCGTCGCGTCGATCCGGCGAAAGATCAAGGCCAAACCAAGTTACCTTTTCAACGTCAAGCTCTACCTCAGAGCCGCCGCACTCATTCCATTCCTTTTCCGGTATCGCGCCGCTGATTGTGTTGACCCAGCGACAAAGTACCTCAGTCTGGACTACGTCCGCAGGATCATTTAGCACCGCGCGGATATTGTCCTCATGGATTGTGTGGCCAAGAGCTGGATTACTAGCGACCCAGTTTTTTTCGTCAGTAATTTTGTCCGAATAAGCCGACCACTCAAAATAGGCAATGTCGTCCTCAGATCCAGCCGCACTTGCCTGACCTCGATCGCGTAGCTGGTTAAGGATCAAGCTGTGTTGATCGCCAGCATTTGAAAACGTCCAGAGCTGAGGATTTTTTGCAGCCATCATTGTGTAGCGCATGGCAGACCAAGCCTCAGTGTCTTTAAGCTGACGCGTTTCGTCCATGTACACCGTCTCAGGCTTTGCAAAACCGCGAGCAGCTGCATTTGCCGCTTTGACCACGTAGCGAGCGCCAGACTTTAACTCGATCTCCTCTGACCCATGAGCCCAGCGGATTTTCTTGACGTGTTTTGCCAGAGCTGGATTGCTTTCAATTAGGTTGACAATGTGTCGGAACGTTTCAAGTGAGGTTGTCAGTACGTGAGCACTGCCCAGCTGTAGCGGCTCATTCCATAAAAACATTCTGGCAAGGATCGACATTTCCATGATTGTGCTTTTGCCGTTTTGGCGAGCTGCCACGATCACAACGACCGGGTGTTTCCAGCGACCGTCAGGCTTAATTTTCATAGAATGCTCAAAGACAAATTTTTGCCAAGGCATGAGCTCAACGCCTATGGACTCAGCAAAGTCGATTACTTCAAGGCCTCTGGACGGCAAATCATTGAGCGCAGAATGAATTCTTGGCCGATCTGAGCCAATAAGGCGCTTAGATTGCAGAGCAATTCCCTGATCATCTCTGATCGCCTCTGGAACGACCTTGAGCGGCCTTGTGTGACCCTGTGCAGCCTTAGTCATGACTTGTGCTCTCTTGTTGCGGTGAAAACAGAAAAG